AATCGGACCTTCAGCATCACAAGCTCTTATGGAGTGGGTACGTTTATGTGCTGAGTCTGTAACAGGTCGTATGGGATATGCTGCGGGTTATAAGAAAAATATTGACCTTGAGATGTTAGACCCTACAGGAGTTGTTGTGGAAAAATGGATTATGGAGGGAAGTTGGTTATCTGACGTTAACTTTGATACATTAGCATATAATACTGACGCAATTGCGAGTATTACGGCAACGATTCGTATGGACCGTTGTATATTAGTGTATTGATTTTTAACTATTAAAATACATCGATTCATTGACAATATTGTGAAATTCCTATATATTTATTTATATGGGAATTTTTTTTTGTAAAATATGTCAAAAAGAATGTGAGGGTTTAAACTCTTTAAGGTCACATTCTATTCAGAAACATAATATTTCTTCAGAACAAATTTATATTGATTATGTTTTAAATGGTGTTAAACCTACTTGTGAATGTGGGTGTGGAAAAACGACAAAATTTTTGTCGGTAGGAAGAGGATATTCTAAATTTATACAATCTCACCACAATAGAGTTCATGGTAAAAATAATTTTCATAAAAATCCCAACACACATCAAAAGGCGATTGAAACTCAAAAGAAAAATTGGAAAGAAGGTAAGTATGTTGGTTGGTGGGAAAATAAAACACCTGAAACATTAGAAAAAATTGAGGGAATTAAAGAAAAATTACGTAATGATAAAGAAAGGGGTAAAAAAATTTCTAAAAAATTAAAAGGAGTTCCTAAAACTGAGATGTCTAAAATAAAAAATTCAAAATCTCAAAAAATAAGATATAAGAATAACCCTAAATTAAAAGAAGATGCGTCCATTAGAAGAATAAAATGGTTAAAATCTAACTTATCTAATAAAAAGAGTAAATTAGAATCCAAATTTGAAACCATTTTAAACCTACTTAATATTAAATACGAATTTCAACACGAGTTTCAAAAAAGGCTATTCGACTTTAAAATTAAAGATAAAAATATACTAATAGAAGTTGACGGAGATTTTTATCACTGCAATCCTAATTCAAAACATTCGGAAGTTTTGTACGAAACACAATCACTTACAAAAAAAAACGATAATTATAAAAATACCTTATGTCAAAACCACGGAATGATATTACTTCGTTATTGGGAAAAAGATATTAATGAAAGACCTGAGTGGATAATATCCGAACTAAAAAAAGAATTATCTTTATAAAAAACTGACTTGTCCTATATTTTATAATAAAAACAATTCAATATGGAACAAGACTTAATTAAAGCGGGAACCGAAGGGTTTAACTTACCTCATGATGTTGTAACCCTACCTTCAGGTGGTATATACTACAAATCTAAAAAGAAATCGATTAAAGTGGGTTATTTAACCGCTAATGACGAAAACATCTTAATAGGTGCCGCTCAAAACGCAAATACTAATATCATTTTAACATTACTTAGAAGTAAAATTTATGAAAGTGAATTAAGACCTGAAGAACTTTTAAATGGTGATGTTGAGGCAATCATGATTTATTTGAGAAATACTTCTTTTGGCCCTGAATACAACATTAATTTGGTTGACCCTAAAACAGGTAAATCATTTGTTGCAACCGTCATTTTAGATGAGTTAAACATTAGACAAACACAAACCAAACCTGATGAAAATGGTTTATTTTTAACAACATTACCTAAGACAGGCTCAACGGTTAAGTTAAAGCCGTTAACTTACTCTGAAATTTTGGAGTTAGGTAAATTAGGAGAACAATATCCCGCAGGACGAGTTGCCCCAACAGTGACGTGGAGATTAAATAAACAAATTCAAGAGGTCGATGGAATTACTGACAAAGGACAAATTGCGGTATTCATTGAGTCCCTACCAATTATGGATTCTAAATTTATCCGTAACTTCATGAGAGATAACGAACCGTCATTAGACCTAAGAAAAACAACATACGCCCCGTCAGGAGAACTGGTATCTTTCGAGATAACCTTTGGGGTGGAGTTCTTTCGGCCTTTCTTCTAACTACCGACAATACCTCATCGAGGAATATTATCTAATGGCGAAATTTCTTAGAACCTCATATTCCGATTTTTATCGTATGCCAACATACGAAAGAAAATTCCTTATCGAAAAAATCATTGAACATAACACACCCAAAAATTAACATAAAAAATGGGTGTGTTATGTATTTATAGTAAAACAAGTTAAATGGCTGATAGTGGTAGTACAATAAGTGAGATTAAATCGTATACTCAAAGTTTAATGGACCAATTTAAAGATGCGTTCCTAACTAATTTTGACGTTTCTTCAATAAAAAAAACACTTGGGGAAGTTGAGGAAGGGGCAACGTCTGTTGCACATATTTTTGGTCAGGGTCGTGAACAAATAACTGCGATTAAAGCGGCTATGGCCGAAGCCGTTACAAGTGTTACTCTTTTAGGGGGTAATTTCCAAAGCATTCTTGATATACAAAAAGACATTAGTAAAGTTTTAGGTACAAACTTAATTTTAAATTCACAATCTTACGAAAAACTTTATGCTACCGCTCAAGTAACAGGTCAAGGAGCTGATTCATTAACCAAAAATTTTAAAGACGCAGGATACTCTGTATACGCAATTGGTGACCAAATGCAAAAAGTTATGGATGTCTCAAGGTCAATTGGGGTTAATGGTGTCCAAGTATCAAAACAAGTTGTTGAGAATATGGGCGCAATGAATCAATACAACTTCCAAGGAGGTGTTGAGGGAATGGCTAAGATGGCGGCACAAGCGGTTAATTTAAGAGTTGATATGAAATCCACTCTTGAGTTGGCAAATAAAATGTTTGACCCTGAACAAGCTATTAATATGTCTGCGGCGATGCAAAGATTAGGTGTTGCTCAAGGTGATTTATTGGACCCGTTAAAGATGATGGATTTAGCTCAAAATGACCCTGCCGAACTTCAAAACCAAATTGCGGAGATGTCGAAATCATTTACAAGATTGAAAGCTGACGGAACAGGATTTGAAATCCTACCTGGGGAGAAAAGAAGGATGATGGAAATCTCCAAAGAACTGTTTGGTAATACCGAACAATTGGGTAAAATGGCTTTGGCTGCGGGAGATTTAGATTTGAAAATGAGTAAGATTAAATTTTCTGATGGTGTAACCGATGAATCGACTCAAAAGTTAATTGCTAATATGGCCGAAATGGGTGAGGGTGGTGAATATAAGGTGACCTATACCGATGCGAAAGGAGATGCTCAAACTAAGAATGTAACCGAACTTAATGAAAGTGATGTTAAAGCGATTACTGAGGCGTCTCAAAAAGCACCAAAAACTATGGAAGATTTGGCGAAAGACCAATTAACCACTCAAAAATTAATGCTGGCAAGTATTGATTCGTTAAAAAATAGAACAGGACTTGGTTTATCGGGGACTAAATCAGTAACAATGGCAGAAAATGCCGCAAGGGAAGTTTCAGGTGTAATACCAAAAATGGCCTCAGGTAAAAACCTATCTGTTAAAGGTATTAGGGAAAATCTTGGTGGAGGTTTAGATAATTTTATTAAAGCCGTTGGTGATGGAAAGGGAATGGAAGGTTTAATGAGCGCGGCATCAGGAACCGCAACATACTTAGAAACCACTCTTCATGAGGCATGGGTGAACACAAAAACCGCTATTGATGATTTGTCAAAGTCCACTAATCCACTCATCCAGATAATGGGGGATGTTGTGAAAAAAGCGGGAGGTGCGGTTATGGAACATGAAAAGATAACCCCAACCAAAGATTTCATTAAATTTCCTGGGGAGACTGTTAAACCATTGGAGATTGATACTATTTTAGGAATGACCAAAGGAAAAGAAGTTCTTGAAAATATGGGACCAAATAGAGGAGGGTCCTCAATGAGTACCCCAAGAGGAAAAGAACTTCTTGAAAATATGGTATCAAATAGTGGAGCCTCATCAATGAGTACATCAAACATTAAAATGGATGACGTTAATGTTAAGTTATCTATTGATATAACAGGTACTGATAAATTGAAGCCTGAAGATTTAAAAATTCTTTTTGAGACTAATCAAACTTTGAAACAATCAATAGTTGCGACCGTTCAAAACGCTTTAAGTAACGCAAATGGTTCAAACGGTTCAAATCCAATTGAGGCGAGAAAACAGATGGCTAAATTAGCAAATATCGGATAAAAATAGATATAAACTCTATTTATAAAAAAACATAATACATGACAGGGAGTACTTTATCTTTTGTATCGACATCAAGTTTTAGAAACAGTTTGATGGCCAAAAATTTGGCAAAATATACCGTGCCAGGAGCTTACACCCCACCATCAGGGTCATTGAACTATGAAATATCCCAAACTGTTTCAAATGTTATTGATTCTCCCGATACTTTAATTAGTCAAGACCCTTATGCCCAACAACTATACCCGTTAAATGAATACGGTCCAAATGGAGGGTACAATTTAAATATTACTTATAATAACCCACCATTACCTGTTAATTCAAATCAAGGGGAATATAGTCCTAACGATACCGCATTAGATTTAGTTAATGAGTTTTTTATTGATGCAGCATTTATTGAAAACATTTACGGACCTGAAGGAGGGTTTAAAGATATGGTTGTTATTGACAGTATTCAAAATAACAACAAACTTTATTTACCCTATGACCAATTTACCGCATCATTTTATTCACCATTTGAAATATTAACATCGACAAATCCTGTTGGTAGTAATGGTCCTTTATCACAAGATTCATATTTGGCTAAAATAGGTGCTCAAAGTTTAAAATACGCTTTTGAAGAAAGGGTTGCACTTGAAATTTATCAACACACAGTTGGTGCGGTTAATTTACAAGCCTTACAAGACCCTTTTGAAATTAGTTTATTACTTTCAGGACAACAACCTTTAATTTATAAAAATTGGAGAATTACAGTACCCGAAAATCCGATACTTGCTGCGGTTGATTTAGCGACAAGATTGGCGGGGGCGTATTGGCCCGTATCACCAATTCCTGGAGATTACTTTAATGAAAACGAACTTAATGGTGGTCAATCATTACAGACATCAACCGCGTTAAATGTAGTTAATCAATTAACGGGTGGGTTTTTGGGTCCAATATTAAACAAGACAAGAAATCCTTCACAAATATTTTTAGCCAATACAGGTAACGGACAAAGGTCCGCATTATTTGCGAACATTAATTATAATAGATATCAACCAGGTTACGATAAAAGTTATGGTGGTTTATTGGGTGTTGGACAAGCAATTGTTAATTTAGTCGTTAATTTAATTAACCCTAATAATGGTACTCTTATTGGGGGTTATTATGTTGGTAGTAAAAATGCCGAACCGTCTACAATTACTTCACCACCAAACCAAGTTCCTGTTGACCCATTTGGAAAACAACAACAAACACCTGTTTATGGACCATCCGAATTAGGTATTCTTTATGAAGGAAATGAAACCAAATTAAACTTTGGATTAGCGGGTAAATCATCAAGTGATGGTGGAGGAATTGGTGGTCAATTTGTTTGGACATCACCTAAATACAAAGGTAATGCTGGATTTCACGCAACACCTGGGGGAGGTTCGGGAAGTATGGACCAAGAGTTTAATCAAATTAGCTCAGGGTACCAAAAAGGCGAGTCCACAAATATCACATTTAAAGAGTCATCAATACTTGACCAAACACAAAGAATTATTGATTCTGCCGATAATGTTACGGGTATTAACCGATTAAAACATGTTGGTAACGCCATGAACCAAGTTAGTAAAGTATTCCATGACGGATATAAAGAAATGACTAAGGGTTCTCAAGTGGTTTCATATACCGACAATACAACAGGAGGTGAAGTTGGAATTGAATACTGTAGAGTATTTGCTAAGGACACACCATACTATACTTATAATGATTTACAAAAGACTGACGGTATTACAACATCGGGAAGAAGATTTACTAATTCTGTATTTGACAATACGTTCAACTTAAACATTGCTCCGTTAAAAAATCCTGGGTCGACAAATATTGTTCCTGACGATGAAAACGGAAGAGGTGGATATGCCAAAAAATATATGTTCTCAATTGAGAATTTAGCTTGGAGAACATCAAGTAGACCAGGGTTCACTTATGACGAATTACCTGTTTGTGAAAAAGGTCCAAATGGAGGAAGAGTTATGTGGTTCCCACCATATGATATTAAATTTAATGAGTCGAGTACACCATCATTTCAGGGGACTGATTTCTTAGGTAGACCCGAACCAATTTACACATATAAAAGTACTTCAAGAACAGGAACCTTATCTTGGAAGATGATTGTTGACCACCCATCGGTAATGAATATTGTTGCTGAAAAAAAATTAAAAGGTCAAAACAAAGAAAAAGTAACATCAATCATGGATTCGTTTTTTGCGGGGTGTGTTAAATTTGATATCTATGAATTGGCTAAGAAATATAATACAATTAAGGCGGCAGATTTATTTACATACCAACAAATATTAAATAACCCAAGATTAACTGACGAAGAATTGGCGGGAATCAATAAATCAATTCCTAAGGCAAATACTGATGTGACGGGAGATAATGCAAATACAAATACCACAACCGCAACAACTGACGACACTTCAGGTGCGGAGTTTGAAAATAAATATTTAGATTTCGCCTTCTATTTTGAAAACGATATTCCTGGTAAAAGTCCTAGTACAACAACTTCGGTTGAATACCAAGGAATTTATAACGATTATACCAAAGAAGACAACATTAAAAAATATGTTAGCGTCTCAACGGATATATTTAACACAGGTGATAAAGAGGCCAATGTTGAACAATTCTTTAATAGTGTGGTAATAAGTAATTTTAATACATTTAGTAAAGGATTTGTGAAAGATGCCGTTAAATTATTGACGGATAACCCTAAAGGAACAATTACTGTTACAATGGAAGGGTCGGCCTCTGCGGTCGCATCTGTTGATTATAACAAAGCGTTATCGGATAGAAGAATTGACTCAATAAAAAACTTTTTTAGAACTTATAGTGATGGAGGAGTATCGTTAGGGACATTTATGAAGGAGGGTGAGGTTAGGTTTATTATTAAATCTGCGGGAGGTACGGGTGAAAACACCGTCATTCCTAAAGCAGGATATGTTGAGGTCGCATCAGGAGCAACAACGGCAACAAGTACAGGAACAACTACAGGGTTTGATGTCGATTGTCGGGTAAATCAAAAAGATAAATCGGGTAAAGTAACCTCAAATTCTCAAATATATTCGGTAAGTGCCATGGCTTGTAGACGAGTTAGAGTTGCGACAATCGCAGTATCCATCCCTCCTAAACCTGTTACACCACCTGTAGACCCAGTTAAAGAAATTAAAGAAGTTAAGACGGTAAATGTAGACATACCAAGACCTGCACCAACAGTTGATACAATTAAGAAAATTAAGGAAGGAATTACTAAAAAAATATTAAGAGGACTTTTATCTGAGTGTGACTACTTTGAGGTTATTAAACAAGAGGCACCAATGGTCTACGACTCATTTAAAGAGAAGATTAAGTACTTTAACCCTGCGTTCCACTCAACTACACCTGAAGGATTAAACGCTCGTCTAACGTTTTTAAATCAGTGTGTTAGACCTGGAGAAACAATACCAACAATTGGTACTGATGGTAAACCAAAATATAATGATGCGGTTAATACATCATTCGGGGCACCACCCGTTTTAATACTAAGATTAGGTGACTTTGTTAATAGTAAGATTATCCCAACATCATTAGGGATAACTTATGACCCTTTAGTTTATGATATGAATCCTGAAGGTATTGGGGTTCAACCGATGATTGCCATTATATCAATGAATTTTAACATAATTGGTGGTATGGGGTTAAAAGAACCTGTTGAAAGATTACAAAACGCTTTATCATTTAATTACTATGCAAATACTGAAATTTATGATGAAAGGTCAGTTTGGACTGAAGATACTTCCGCATTAGACAAAAGTGTTGTTGACGCTATTTTAGCGTCTCAGACTCTTGCAACTGTTGCCAATGTAGATAATCCTCCAACAAATAATGGTGGTACCACAATTGGTGAAATTATCACAAATATTCCTGTACCTAGTGGACAAACAGGAGAAATAGGATATCAAAAAATTATGGATAGTTTATTAACCGAGACTAAAAATTATTTTGAATTACTTACTAATAAATTAGAAAGTGTTAACTCAAGTTATAATTACGGTGTTGTACAAATGTTAAATTCAAAACGAAACTATAATGAAGGTGTTGCAAGCGGAGGTACAGTTAATCCCGTTGCGAGAGCGGTGAAAATATATGGTAAATCAAATTATACAGAAAAGGATACTGATTTAATTAAAAAACAATTTACTGACGCAATTGCTGCAATAAACGGTACTAATAACCCAATCATTAAAGGTTTATTAAAAAACTTTGACCCAAACTCAAAGGCAATCAGAGACGTTAGGACTAATATGGTTGATTATATTAATAATTTAGAGACAACATTTTCAAATGGAATTACCACAACTATGCAAGAAGTGGTGGTTTTTGAACAAAACTATGTTCAGATAATTAGAAAAATTAATTTGGTTACGAATTTAACTGACGGTAAACTTTTAGATACTAATACACCCAGAATTTATAATTTGTCGGGAACAACCCAAGTTAGCGAATCAAGTAAAACGGGAACTAATATACCTGACACAACCTACAGAGAATTAGTATATGATTTCCAATCACTAAATGCTGCGACCACTAAATTTAACGATTTATTAGGTAGTGATGACTATCAAATAGCATTTAAAGGTGACCCATATCGTGGGGGTGACTTTAAGGTATTGAATCAGGATAAGTTCCCATCAGTTCCTGGGAATTACGATAAAACTTTTTTCTTTCTTATGGCAAGAATCCTTTCCGATAAAAATAAAAAAGATGAATTTATTAACTATGTGATTAAAGGTGATTTAACAACATTAAAAGACCCTGTAAACTTAAAAAATAAATTTGAAAAAATTGTTAATGATTTATCTGACGATTATAAATCAGAATTAAAAGATGAAGAAAAAATGTTCACAAAATTAAAAAAATCTTCAGATTATAAAAAATTAACTGACGGTATTGGGGAAACCATGTATCCTAAAGGCAAGACAAGAAAATTCGCTTATACGACTATTCCATTAACCGATGCCAATAAAGTTAAAGAACAATCAGGTTGGATAAGTGATTTATATAAAACTGTTAATATAAAACCTGAAGATAAAAAGACTTATCTTGGAAAAATTAAATTTGATTAATCATGGCGAAACAAAATTATAACCGATATAGTAATTTTATTCTTGATGGTCAACAAACGGTTGTACCATATATTACAATACCGACAAAATCTACCGATAAAAGGTACATATATAAAGTCGGACAATCAAGAATGGATAAAGTCTCCCAACAATATTATGGTTCCGCGACTTTTGGATGGTTAATTATGCAAGGTAATCCGACATACGGAGGACAAGAATGGAATATTCCTGACGGTGCTATCTTGACAATTCCATTTCCTTTAGTAGCTTCTTTACAGGACTATAAAAATCAATTAGACAATCATTTCTTCTATTATGGTAGATAAACCAGAAAATATATTGGTCGAACTCGACTATAACAACATTATCATAGTTGACCCGAACAAACTTATTGATGAGCATGGAGTTGCCTCAGAGAGACATGTGAGACAGGAAGACTTAGTAATGTATGCTAACTTAGAATGTAAAGTAATACCAAGAACTAAATTATCTTTGGGTACCGCAAGTAACGACGCAATCCAAACAATTTCGGTCGCGTCAATGAATTTTTTAAAGCCAGGTGGAAAAACCTTTTTAGATAATGAGTATACGGATGAATTCACGGGAAAAGATGCTATTCAAGGAAAAGGGGTTAATCAACCAAAACAAGAATCAGTTACAAATCCTAAAAATGATGCTGATTACTATATCAGACAAACGATTAATTCGGGAGGTAAACCTGGCGCGACTGATAATGGATTATTAGGTATTACCAATATTACAATCAAACAAAACACTTCATTTATGTCAACCATCAATATACAAATGGAAGACGTAAAAGGTAGGGCATTATTTGAAGGTGGAGATAATTCCCCTTATGCGGCGTTTTTTAATTTACCTTATCCGTTATTTTATTTAACGATAAAAGGATATTACGGTAAGGCGGTTAGATTACCGATAATGTTAAAAGATTTTACTTCAAGATATAACACTAGTTCTGGAAACTTTCATATTGATTTAGTTTTTTATACTTACAAGTATACAATTCTAAGTGAAATTTCTATGGGGTATCTGATTGCCGCTCCACACATGTACAAATCAAGGGTTAAGATACAAACAACAAGTGGTAATGCTAGCCAATTCTCAAATGTTGATGATACCATCTATGAGAGAGGTTATCAGAAAGTTAAAGAGATGTATAGTGAATACAAAACAAAAGGGTTAATCCCTGACGATTTTCCTGAACTTACTCTTGTCCAAATGCAAAATAGAATTGAAAACTTTGTTAAAAATATTTTAGACACATTTAGTAAACAAAATTTGGACCCAATAAGTAATATTGATGATTATCAAAAACAAATAATTGCCTATGGGAAAGAGGTTTATTATGCGGCTGGAGCGTCTTGGTTTGATAAGTATATGGACAAAAAAAGTTACTTTGTTTTAAAGAAAGACACGGTACTATCTAGTGGAATTAGTTTAACTAATAGTGAGACTAAAATCTATAGTTTTAGACCTGAATTTGACACACCTACAAAACAAAGTGTTGCTATTTCGGAATTGAAAGGAATTATTAAGCAACAAAATACATTATTAAATAATAATAAATCTGTTGGAGCCGATGGTTCTTATACAATTGATAAAACCTCAAAACCATGTAAAATAGTTTGTAATATTGATTACAGTGATTTTCCAATAGAGATTACATCAGATGATGTTGATTTAGTAACAACTTTTAAAGAAAAAAATAAAGATAAAGAACCTACAAAGCTTGAATTAACTGATTTACGAGCAGAATTAGAAAAGAATAAAATATTTAATTCGGGTAAAATGATTGAACGTGATGGTAAACAACAACCAATCTACGTGTATCACGTTTTTGAAGGAAATAAACGATTTGTTGACAAACTTGATAAATTATCTAAAGAGTTAAAGGAAAAACGACAACAAATTGAGACTGAGTTAACCGATGCGTTATCCAAACTATTACAAAGTAACAAAAGCGGAATTGGGTTTATCCCAAACATAAGAAATGTTTTAGCGGTTATTTTTGCTAATGGTGAAGCGTTTTTAAGATTGATGGATGATGTTCACACTAGTGCTTGGGACCAAAGAGATAACAAATATCGAAAAGAAGTTATTTTTGACAAACAAGTTGCGGGGGCCTCGGCAGATAATCTTTCCTCGGGAGATAGTTCTAAAGAACCTGTATATCCATGGCCTCAATTAATCGTTGAAACATCAGGTGAAGACGGTCAAGAAAAATATGAAATAACATACCCTGGTGACCCAAAAATTATTAATAGAAGTAAGGGATATCTATTTAATGTTTGGCCCGAAATTGAATTTGTTGAAGAATTTATTAAAGGTTTTACTGAAAGAACGTTACCACCTGCCGACCCAACGGCCAATACCAACGAATTAACTCAAACCCAAAGAGTATCATTAGACGCAATTGAATTTCCGATTGGAAATTGGGTTTACGGTAATAAAGAAGAGGTTAAATTCTTTTTTGAAATTTACGAAAGGATTATGTTAACCTCGTACTATTCTAGACTTTCGAGAAGTAATAACTTTGTGTCGGACGCAGATAAACTTACTAATCTAATTGCGGAATCGGAAAACAACAATATTGTTAAAAGTTTATCAAACGACAACCCGTTCATTATTCAAAAACTAAGAGAGTATGGGTTTAATGCAACTAATTTTACAACAATCCTAAGACAATTTTCAAATAGTGGGTTAGGAGAAAGTTGGCAAAATTATATTAGAGGAATTTATAATACTCCATACATTAAAAATTATGTTACTAATGGAGGTTTTGAGTTTATTAACGCCAATATTTTAAATAGTCCTGAATCACAACCATCAGTTTCATTACCTAATGAGGTTGCTATGTCAGAATATATTACAGGTTCAACAACGTCAAATAAATTTGATTTAGGTGATACTTTTCCATTTACTAATAAGAATTGGGATAAAAAATATTTGGCGAATGGTACAACAATTTTAGACGCCAACGGAACACTTAATACTACAAAAGTTTTAAAATATAATCCAAATATCAAGTTAATTACTAGTTTTATTACGACAAACACACCTAATAGTATTCGACCAATAACTAACTTTGTTTATTTATCAGGACAAACACCAAATGTTATTAATTCAACGGATTTAAAGACATGGTATCAAAATAGAACATTTGAAACTCAATTGATTACTGAAGGAAATGTTAGATATTTTAACTATAGTGGGGAGGTTAGCGATAACCAAACTACCTCAATAATGAATACACCATATTTTATCAACTCAATTCAAGAGGGGGTTAAAAATTTCAGAAATAATGATGAACATCCATTCATCGCTTCAGCATATCTTTTTATTAATAGTTTACCATTGGCGACAATGAGGGAAAAGTTTAAAACTTACGATAACAATACTGCAACTGATTTAGATTATATTTTTGCGGCTCTTAAGAAATTTGGTGCGGTGCATAAACTACCTTATGCGTGGATATTAAAGTTTGGTTCAATTTGGCATAGATATAAAACATATATTGAAAAAAATATTGATATATTAGACACCTCTTGGTCAGGGTTTAGTTATACAACCAATTTTGACCCTGTAACAAGTGCGAATACTCGAAATTATGGATTAATTATTAATGGTTCACCAATTGATATTGTATTACAAAAAGACACCATTATTGGCTCTGAAATTTCTACTTTAATAAATACAGGATTTTATCCCAAGTTGATAAACGACTTCAATGTGTTTTGTCAAGGGTATGAAGTTTTTTCGGGATATACTGATAGTGCAATACAATCAGGGATAACCTCAGGAGTTTCAATTAATTACGTTGATGATGCGATTATTAATCTTGCTGAAGGATTTGACCCAGCAATACCGTTAAGAGATTTAAGAATAATTCCTTGGTCGGTTAGTGTTGACACTCCTGACACAAAGTTTACCTATTTAATGCCATCTCAAGGGTCCCTTTTAAATCAAACAAAAAATGAATGTTTTAAACCAAGTGGGTCGTCATACGAAATGAAATTTGAGGTGAACTCAAATCAAGCAATGTATGATGGGTCTGTTAGATTATTTTGGGGAGCACCAAATTACGGGTATTTTGATAACTCAAAACTTAAAAAACCTTCACCGTTTGATTACATGAAACACATTTTTTCAGGACAAAGTCAACAAGAAAATTTTTCAATAAACGGGGTGACAAATGATTACTCACAAATGAGTGAAATGTTATCTGTGTTTGAAAAAGACGTGTTAGACGGATTTGAAACAGAGTTTTTGAATTTTTCGAAGTCGGTATATGACTATACCCCTGGCGAGTCAGGTAGTCCAGGGACTGAAACAGAAAAAACATTTAAAAATTTCCAAATGATGTTTAGGAGTTTATTAAAAGTTCCAAAAGTAACGGGGGATACAGGTTCTAACATTGTTACAAAAATACAAGATTCACAAGTAGGTAATGTAACTAATATTTTAAGACAATTTTTAAATTACGATGTGGTGTTTAAGTATGGTAATCCGTCTTTATATGATAAAAAATTATTTTATACGTTCTCAACATTACCGTTAACCGACCCTTATGATTGGGAATATTATACTGTTATGACACCTAATGCCATACCGACTAATGGTGGGGGAGTGTCACTAATAACGTCTAAAACAAACTACCCTAACGAATGGTCAACATTATACACTTATGTGGGATTTTCAGAAATACCTGAGTTAGTTTATGGCGACAATGGTTCTTATATTACAGATTTCTTTGTTGATTTGAATGTGGCGTTTACCGTTGATAATATTAAATTATTTGCCACAGTAATAAAAATATATGCGACTCAGAAGTTAAACCAATTCCAAAGTAATCCGATTGCCCCACCTGAGCCCCCCATATCATCACCAAGTCAGGTGATTTCTACAACATCTCTTTTAAGTGGGGACACTATAACAGTTAGAAAAGTCGGACCTCAAAGAACCGCATACTTATCAAATAGTGCTGGAATTATATTATATGAAGGACTACCATTAAGCGGACCCCCAACAACTGGTACCACCCAATCATTAATTAATGAAACAATTATTGCGTTTTTTGGTTCATTGGCGACTACTCCAACACAACAACAATATATTGTAAAAACAGTATTTGTCCCTCAAGATGAATATCCACAAGTACCGAGCCCTACTAATAAGTCGGGACAAGGAGCGTTTTATAAAGCGATGACAAATTATCTATTAGACATTAATAATTTCCAAGCAAAAATTATTAATAATTTGATGCCTAAGTTACATGGGTCTTTACCAGCGACAACGATTGGTACCGAAGGTCAAGTAGAATCTGAATTACAAGGAAATCAACCTAAAGTTGAATTATGGGAAACATTTAAAGCGTTAAATGATAAATGGATATCTGGAAATGATTTTAAAACAAAAACATTATTTGAAGACGTTTTATTATTAGATAGGGCAAGTAGAAATATTGGTGAAAAAGTTTTGGTGGATGTTTATATGTTAAAAGACTCATTGAAAAATATTAATACTAAGAACACCATGTTAGGGTATGTCCAAACTATTCTACAAGAAAATCATTTTGTAGTTATGAATATACCATCTTACGTTAATTTTTATAATGTACAAGATGCGGTTAAAAATCCCGTACCAAGAATAGAGGGTACCACGGAATTCGCGAATACATTATTTGGAACATTTTTAAATGTTGATTATAGAGATTCATCGTCAAAAATGGTTTGTTTTTATGCGGGTAAACCAAGTGAACAATTAGATTTAAAAAATAATGTTGATTATCGTTATAGAAATGACGCGTTTGATTTACGTAGAGCCAGTGATAACCCATTAGTTGAAAATCAAGTAGGTAAAAAAGATTGGGACAAATCTAATAAGGTTGTTGGATTTAATGTTGATATTGGACCACAAAACCAACAGATATTCAAAAGTTTCCAAGTAGACCAAAGTGCTGGTAAGGCAACTGCGGAAGGGTTGGAAGTATTAAATCAGATGGCAAACCAAGGTGGAGGTAGAAAAGGAGCGACACAAAGTACATCTTTATATAATTTGTATAAAAATAGAAGTTACGGTTGTCAGATTACTATGATGGGGAATGCCATGATACAACCAACCATGTATTTTAATTTAAGACATGTACCAATGTTTAGTGGTCCTTACATGATATTAAGTGTTGACCATAGTATTACTCCAGGAAATTTTGAAACAGTTATTACAGGGGTTAGACAACCTATCGCATCATTACCTAAAGTCGACGCTTATTTACAATCACTTAAAACTAACTTATTACAAACAATAATTGAAAAAAATAAAGAGGAGAAAAAACAAGTAACTAAAGATGCGAAAGGAAATGTCATTTCCCAACAAAATAAAGTTATTTCTAACGCTAATGGGGGTAAAGAAGTAACTCAAACCCAGGCTTGTACTCCTGCATCGAAATATGATAGATATATACCAATAACCCCCCAAAGTTATAAAGTAACCTTTAAGGAGGCGATGAGTACGATTGAATTGATGAGGAAATCTGGAGGTATTGTTGATGATGGTAAATTAAAATACGCGGTTTTTGCGGCATTGTATTTAGAGTCAGCAACATCAACAGGGTTAGAATCATATGAAAATAATTTTGCAGGAATTGATTTATCAAGTAGTTGGGTAACGTCTAAAAAGCATTTTGAAGGAAATCCAAATTATTTTTGTTTAAAATCTGACACAACAACTTTACCTTACGCAGTGTTTGACGATTTAAATAATAATGTTACACTTCTATTGGAAAGATGGAAAAATAGTATGATATTTCTACCTAACGTGTCCGCAAAAGAAATTACTAAATTTTGGATATTATATTTTGGGGCAAACCAAAATCCTGTGAACGTGTATTCTCAGATGGACCCAACACAATTATCTAATATTGAGTCTAAAGTACAAAAGTCTTTGGATATTTGGAATGCAATCCCATCACCAAGCTCAACTCCTACACCAACACCTACACCAACTCCTACACCAACACCAACACCATAAAACTAAGATAGAAATAATATTTTATCTTTTTGATATATTTATATAAAAAAGAAATTATGAACACAAAATTAATTTTAGATAACTACTTAGGTAAAAATACTCGACACACCGAAAAAGATTTGGGTGACGGTAATAAGCAAGTTTGTGACTTAGATACAGGAGATTGTTATACAATCAGAATGAAAGACGGTCTAATCGAAAGAGTGGACAACACCATGTCTAAAAATAAAAAAATCCAAGTTGAAACAACTACTGGAGTAAAACAATTATTAAATGGATAAGAAAATGAAAATAGACGTAAAAATCTTAAATGAAGTAATGAGATATAAGAGTATTAACAATTATATTACTGAACAAGATGCTGCCTTACCACCTCCTCCTGATGCAGGTGCGGTCCCACCTCCTGATGCAGGTGCGGTCCCACCACCTCCTCCTGATGCAGGTGCGGTCCCACCACCTCCTCCTGATGCGGGAGCTGGAGTACCACCTGAATCTGTGGACATTTCATCTGACCCTGATGTTGAAAAACTTGGTGATGAAAAGAAAGAGAAAAAAGAACTTGAGATAACGGACTTGGTTAAATCACAACAAAATGTTGAGAAAAAACAAGAGGAATACTTTAACAATTTATTTAAACACCTTGAAGGATTGGAAAGTAAGCTTTCTGATATGGATTCAATTATGAATAAATTAAATGACCTTGAAACTAAGATTGAAAAATATAGAGTAAAGACTCCTGAAGAAAAATTAGAATTAAGAAGTTTGGATTCAGGTCCATTCAACCAAAAACTAACAGATTTCTTTGAGGATAAACAAGAAGATATGGAAAAGACAGGAAAAAATGAGTATATTTTAACCAAAGACGATGTTGAAGCATATTCTCCTGGTGATATTAAAAAAAGTTTTAGAGACTTCGGAAACACAGACACCGATATCGACACTTTTTCGAAACTAAAGTAAATTAACGGTCTTAACTGACCGTTTTTTTCTTTAAATTATTTGACAAAACAAAGGCTGACACTTATACTTAGTAAACAATTAAAACTTAAATTATATGGCGACAAACAATTCCCTAGATTCGGTACTAGCACAGTACGAACAATCAAAACAAGGTGGTTATACTTCCACTTCAAAAATATCTCAAGAAGATAGA